TATTTTATCGGCAAACTGATACTGCTTATTAGGGTAGGCTTTATTTTGAACTAAAGAGGTATTATTAATCAATAAAGGTCTTACAGAGGAGGCTTCTAAATTTGTAGTCCAATACGCTCTTTCAACATTTTGTTTATACGTATCATCTAAATAAAAGAATCGCGGGTCTGTTAATAGACCTGGCCCAGTCCAATTTATATCTTCAGCAGATAAACCAAACCCCGGAAAAGGGAATCGAAAAGCAGTTTTATTTTTAGAATCAATTATTGACTCCATAACAACATTTGTTATTTCATTATCTTTTTTGTAAAGCCAGGCACCCTCTAAACCTCGTGTTGATTTAACAAAGATAGTATCTGCAATATCAAGACTTGAACCACCTGTACCTAGGCTAGTTATTTCTGTGTCTTGTAGGTGTATCGAAGAATATCGAGGTAAAGCCTTAGCCTGGGTGCGCTGTAAGATACCAGGCCATAAGAAAAAATTATTACCATCTTCAATATCGATGCTATAAAAGTCTTGTACCGTACTATAACTTGGGGTAAAAGAAGTAAACTTATTTTGTCCAATGTATTTTTCTGCTAACCTATTTACTATATCAGCAGTCGCAGTATCGTTATTTAAAACCCCGTTCCAGACAGTATCAATATAATCTCCAGATAAAGAATACGTACCTAATCTATATAACCAATCTGTTGAAGTTAAGGCTAAATTTTTAGATGTCAAAAATTCCTGTAAATCATCATTTGTTAAATCATAATACGCAGATACTGGTATAGTTAATGATTGATCAAAGTAATTTTGTTTGTCATACAATTCTTCAATCTCTATAGTTAAACTATCTTTTATTGAACTGAGCTGGGGTACACTTTTCCAAGTTGAGTAGGGTATTGTTATAGAAGTATCAGCCTTTTGAGTGTAGTTAGTTAATAATAGTTTTTGTATTTCATTAATAATAGCAGGGTCTGTACCTACCTGATTATAGCGTAGCCGGGCTTCTTTTACAGAACTTCGAAGTTGTAAATAGTAAAGAGATATATCTTTTAATTTTTTTGCAAAATAAGGTATTGCAAGTAAGAGTTCGTTTTCATTTTCAACGTTAACTTGGTTATACCAGTTTTCAGACTCTTCGTTTGTAAAAAATACCTGTAGCTGTTTAAGCAAGGTTAGATAGTTAAGTTTTAGTTGTAACTTTGAGTCGACTGTTAGTTTACTTCGATCTTTATACCAATTGACTAGATATTCGTTATATTGTTTAAATTCTTGAGAGGGTATAATACCTTGATACGATTTAAACCAATCTTGGTAGGAGTATGGTGCTATATTATCTTTTTGGCCTGCAGCAGAAAAAACAGGTTTAGCGTATTTTTGTAAAGATTGACTGCTTGTACTCACTATAAATTATTTAATTAAACAAATTCTTAGTTAGCAAATATCTAAATGCTGTTTCGACTGAACCATTGTTTCCTAGCCAATCTTTAGAAGTGGATAAAGTTGGGTTTAATGTAGTGTACGAGGAGTTCCAATCTATAATATTTCCGATATATTCTCCAGAATAGCGAGGTATGTACTCATAAAATAAATAGTTAGTGGTAACAGGTGGTACAAATTGATTATCTTCCAGCTGAGAGAGTGGATATATAATTCTACCGTCGCTGTGCATCGGTACCTGTATTAAGCTTATGTTGTTATCGAGTTTATTTTGTAAAATAATTTTTGTGCCGGCAGTTAAAACATATGTACTGGTATTTAAAAGAGTGCCTATACTACTTCTTACATTAGGTACTCTATCTTCTATGCCCCATAATTTTGCACGGGGTGTAGAGGCTATATCAATAAAGCGTTCAATTTCTGAAGGATAACTAGCTGCATAGTCAGATGCAGCTACTGCAGTTTTTTCTGCTAAAGATAGTAGCTGTTTTACATTACATGTCTCTAAATCACTATGATTGCTTACAAAATTTGCAATTTTTTCATATGTAGTTTGGCCTATATCTTCATTAGCACTTAACATCCCGGTGCCAACTACTGCTGCTAAAAATTGATCAAACAGTACTTCATTAGAGTTAAGTATTTCTGGTAATGCTAAAGATTTATAGTATTCAGCAGTGTTAAATGATTCATTAACTTTACGTATTTGATTTTTATCTACAAACTCTTCAACGTTAAAGTTTATAGAAGTACCAGATACTGCAATAGAAGATAGTTTAGATGTTAGAGCGTATTTTTGAAACCAACGATTACCTGTCCAGTCTCCTGTTGCTTGGGCCGATCTAAAATAGTAATTACCAGTCAAGAACTCAGTACCAGCAGTATAATAGTTAACATAGTAATCTAAAGTAACGTTTGGTCTTATTTTAAATTTTCTTACAGTGGTATCATTAAAATTAGGAGTTGCTGAAAGGACCCACGCATAATTTTGCAGGCCATCTACTACCCAAACTCTGTCATACACATCTACAGCTAAGCCACTAATGTATTCATCTTCTTCATTCTCTACAAATTCTGGGCTATCAATTAAATTAACAGATACGCCTGAAACAACTGTAGTACTTGGAACTACATAAGATGTAAATCCGCCAGTAAGTTCTAAGAGCCAAGTAGAAAGGGTTCCGGTATTAGTGTTAAGAAACCCAATACTTCTTTGACTATGAGTAAACCAAACATTATTATTTCTATCTAATGCCAAATAACTAGGTCTTGCAAAACCGGTAACAGTGCTTAAAAGGGTAGATGTATTTGTATCATATAATTGTAGACTACCTGCAATTGCACTATATTCATATACAGAGCCGTTATAGTTTGCTACCCAAATATTATTATTTGGTGTTACTACAATGTTGATGGGGGTAGTATAGGGTTGAAGAGGTATTTCAGTTAATAGTGTTCCGTCTTGACTATATTTTGCCAATAAACAACATAATGGATTTGCATATGATACCCAACAGTTATTTTCTTTATCTGTTTCAACAACAGGTGGCTTTAAAAAGAACTCATTAGTAAATATATCTACAGTTGTTTCATTATCTATTTGTCTAATTACGTTTCCATAATAAGATGCTTGATAGTCTAAATCAGTTGGTTGAACAGTATATGCTCTTTTAGGCCATTTAATACCAGAAGGAGCTACTGAAAAAAGAAAATTAAAATCTTTATCAAATTTTAAAACTGAAACAGCATTAAAAAGTGATACCCAAATATTGAAATCGTTATCGATTGATGCATAGGTTGGTGTGTAAGCGATTGTATTATTAATCTCATCTGGTACTGAAAATTGGGAAATATCAATATTTTGAGCACCAGAAATTTGAGGGTTAAATAATAAAGTTTTTTCTTCAAAATTATACTTAAAGGTACGTTGAGGTTGTATGTACCCATTTATAGAGATTAAAAACCCGATATTCGGATCTGTTGAAGCAAAATTAATTTGATTTTTACACGAAAAAGAAGATAGTATATTACTTGAAGTAAATGACCAGTTAACACGATTAAAATCTGGTATATATCTAATATCATATTCAGTACCTTTGTTTAATGGTGTATTAAAATTTACTGTACGTAAATATGGATTTATTACATATGTAGTTGGAGATTGTAGTAACCCGTTTAAAGAAACGAGAAATTTATTCGAATCTTTTAGTAAGGAATTTATACCTGTTAAATAAATTGATGTAGTAGGGTAAACCGTTTTACCTGTCCAAAAATGAAAATTGTTAGAGTATTTTTTAACTAATGTAGGTGTTAGTATTTGAGTGGTTTCAACAGGCATATCTCCCTCGGGGTAAGGTAAATCATAAAGTCTATATAAAAGACGATGCCATCTTTCATAAGGTTCTATACTAATTAAATTTGGTGGTAATAATAAGCCGTTTATTGTAGTTAGATAATTTTGTGAGCCTTTATTTACTAGGTATGGCCCGTACATTGCATAATTTGTAGATGATAGAAAAGGGGAAGGGGTTACCCATGACCAAGAAGCAAAGAATTTTTGCTTAGGATTATATCCTTCTAGACCTGATAATTCGAAAGAGTTTAAAATTTCACCTGTTGTAGATATACGATAAAGTCTGTCAAATTCAGTATCACAAGCAATAATATCTCCGTTCCGCGGATCAACTGAAATACTATATATGCCTGAAAAGCCTGACATTGAATAGTTATACGTTTCAGTAGAAGATAAGCCAGGTACAATTACTTCTTTAATAGCTCCATCTAAAAGAGTTTTATTTTGTTTAAAAATGTTAATAGTTTCTGAGTTATTAGAATAAGGAGTTAAAGTAATTTTATTAAGAGAATTTTTTAAAGGATTGGAAACCCAAACTCCGGGGTTAATACTATAACCGTAAGGGTATATAAAAGTGTTTTTGTTATTAACACTTTTTGTTGAACGAGCTTCTGTATTTGCAGTTATAGCAATATCATCAACAGCGGTTAAAATAGTTACACCGGTAAATAAGTATCCGCCTACTCTATTATCTTCTTTATCCTTTGCTTGAAAGTACAAAGGTTGTTTTTCAAAAAAATATTGATTAGGAGCTAAATTTTTAACACTTAATTGTACAGATGATGTATTACCTATACTGTTATTTTCTGGATAAGTGAATATAATTTCGCTTGGTGTACTTTCTGCGGAAGGTAAAAAGTAAGATTGTTGAGAATGACAAGTAATTAATAGTGGTATTTTTATACCTACCCATTGTCTCGGGTTTATTTCATCGATATAATTTCCTGTTATTTTTAATAAATTAGGAAATAGATCATTTACTTGCCAAATAATACCAGCTTGTACACTATCAGTATTAGCGTAAGAATTATAATTATAAACGTTAGAGTCTAATGCATTACTAAAATTATTTGTTTGAAGAGTAGCAGTAATTAATATTGGAGGGTTTACTCTCGGATCTCCGGTACTGTTAGAATCAATATAATAAAATTCTGCAGTACCAGAAACAGCTACAATTTTATTATTTTTATAGACGGGTATAGGTTCAACAGATAAAGTTGTTACAGTGTTTAAATTTTTATCTAAAAATTTCCAAGTAGGGTTTAAAAAATTCCACTTACTAGGTATAAATTGTGTCGGGGTAGATTGAGAGTTAGTCGCAAATAAATCTACCACTAGCGGTGAATTATAATTACTTGTTAGAACGGATATTTTAAAAGGTGTTTTTGTTATTTTGCCAGGGTCAGGATATGTTTCTGGTATTTGAGTAAATGTTATATAATCTCTATAAGGTAGTGTAGCTGTTATTTGCTGGTTGAATGTGCTTAGATTATTATCAAAATCAATAGCACTTAAAGTTATATTATAAATCCCGGGGTAGTTATAACTGAAGGTCGGGTTTTTAGTATTGTAAATAAAATTATTGTTACCTAAGTTCCAGACATAACGACTTACAGTTGACCCTGTTGTAGTGGTAAAATTAGTAATAGCAAACTCAGTTGCAAAAACATCTCCGGATGAAGGTAAAACTGTAAAATTTGCTTGTATCATTTTTTAGTATTCAACAGATTCAAAAACTGTTGCTACGGATGTTACTTGAATTTGATTTGCAAGAGTTTCTATATTATTAAAATACGGATACTCAAAATACTTTAAACTTATATTATTAGAAGTAGTTATATTGTCGTTTAATGGGTAAACTGGGTTCCACATAAAGACAGATAGTCCTTCTACTTTAGCAGAAGGATCATCTATTCTTCGTGTATAAAAAGTTTCAACACCATCAACAGCTAGAATCTGCTGAGTTAAAAACCTTATATCAACAGTTTGTCCTAGCTCTAGGTTGCTACGATCAAAGTAAGAAGTAATAACGTTCACTATTTCGTTAATGATAGTTTGATTATCTCTTCTTGAAGAAGTTCTTTTAATGATTTCTAAATAACAATTAATAGGATCTTCTTCTATATCAAAACTTGATGCTACACTTTTAACACCAAATGATATAGCTTTATATACAGGATCTAAGAAAACTGTTTCAGTTGTTGCTGTTTTTAAATTTAAAAGTGATGAATTTATTAGTTCTTTTTGAGCAGGTAATAGGTAGTTATAATTTTGAGCAGCTGCTCGGGGAACAACTAACAAATATATATTATTAAAGTTACATGCATCAGCATACATGACTTGATTAAACAATGCTCTTTCGGTTAAAGCTGGTGTAGTAATACCTATGTCGTAAAAATATTTTAAATATGTTGATACATAATCCCAGTTATTAACACACTTAACATCAGATATTAAATTAACAAAATTGGTGCTAATAAAGGTTTCGTAGTCTCTTGTTGTTACAAGACGATATTGGCTTCTATAATTAGCAGGTGCTGATTTGCGAATATCTTCAGCCGTTTCACCGGTTTTAACGGGGGTTGAAGCATTGGTATTTAAAAATTTTAAATTTTGTAACTCTGAACTATTTAAATAACGGTACTGATTATTAAATAAGCTATTAATAATAGTACTAAACTGTATCGTATTAAATTGTAATAAGCGAGTTCTTGGTGTTATAGCGTTGGCACCTACCTCGCCTCGAAAACCGTTTGAAGCTAAATAATAAATTGCAACTTGATCTCCAGGTTCGAGTTTTTGTCCGTTAATATTATTTCCAAATTTTATTTCGTAAAACTTATTAGGGTTTAGTCTTATTTCGTATTTTTTTGCTATCCCGTTTTCTAAAAATAAATTGGGTGTTTTAGTAAAAAGATTCCAAGTGTTGGTTAAGCGATCTCTCACATAAACATCAATATTAAAATGATCTACTAAATCAGTACCTGAATTTATAAGAACTATTTCGTTTTCTTCCCCTGAAGAGGTATATATAGGGTACTCTTGATACTGTCCTTGAAATAATAGCTTTTGTTGGGAAATTTCAGTTAAGGGTTCAACTGTGTTGCTTTCAGTTTTAACAAATGTTATGTCTTCATTAAATGAATATGGTATATTGTTAACAAGTAAATAAGAATAACGCGGTATTGTATATACACCTTGATTAAAGGTTTGTGCTGAACAATTAAACGTTAAAGTTGAAGTCTGAAAGCCAATAGGGTTATAATCAATGAGCTTTACAATACGATTAATATTTTCGTATAATTGAGATTCAGAAAACATCGATTCAGATGATGTTTTATTCAAATAGTAAATTAATGTATGATATGAATAGGCTATTATATCAATAATAGAAGCTAAGTTAGATCCAACAAAATTTTGATCGGTGAAAACTTTTTGTTCGTTTAATCTGTTAACAATTAATTGTCTTAAGGAAGTAGCATCAAATGCTACATACCCACCTTTGGGTATATCAAAATTATTCTGAGAGGTTGTAGTCGACATATATTATAGGGTGCGTGAGTTTGGTACAAATATAAAGGATTGTGTTTTAATATTTAATTCACCTTGAAGAGATGTCTCTTGCTTAAACACCGGAATTTCAATTACTATAGTTATAAGATAAGTATTAGCATCTGGGCGGGCTACAACCTGTATTTGTCTAACGAATATACGAGTTTCATATCTTTCTATAGCTCTTAACATTCGTTCACCAATAGCTTGTCCGGTTTGGGGAGTTATTGGTAAGAATAGAAATTGGTAAAGATCTAAACCATAATCAGGGAATAAGAACCGTTGCCCTGGTAAGGTATTAAATAAATTTTGTAAAGAGTTACGAATAGCCCCTAAATCGAAAGATGCTTTTAAATCTGATTCGGGTACAGGTAGAGTGTAACCTGGCACTTCTAAATTATTTTCTCCTATATCTAAAGTTAAATCTTTATATAAATAACGTTGTTCGGAAAATTGTTTTGCAGCAGTTTCAAGATTTTTTAAGCGTATGGCCATTTTATACTATTATTTAGTGCACAAACTGCTTAAATAATTACACAAAATTATGGATACAAAGTTCGATGTTTTATTTGAAAATTTATTAGAGCGTTATCAACAAGGTGGTTTTCTCATTGGTGATAGAGTTCGATTTCGTAAAGATTGTTTAAGTCTAGAGTTTTTTAAAAATAAAGCACAAAGCTTTATAGATTTAGTAAAATCAACGATGGAATCAGGTTTTGATTTAAATTTACGTATTGCTGCAATTAAAAGCATTTATCCAACAACATCCCAAAATTATCGCGGTGGTACAGAGTCCCCTGATAGTATCTATGCTGATGTTATTATTGAGTATGCGCCAGGCTTATATCGTACCCCAATGACAGTTCCAATCGAGGCTCTCGAATTAATGGAAGATGGTATTAATAGAGGTCCAGTACCTGATAGTTTAAAAAGAAAAAGTAAAATCGAAATTAAACCTAAGGGTGTAAAAGCAGAACAAAATGCTAAGCATGAAATTAATTTAGATAATAAAAATGTACAAATACCTGGTGGTAAAAAGTGGAACGATAAAGAGCCAGGGGCTGGAAATTCTCCAAAGAAAAAATACTAAGTAGATTAACTAGTATTTTGGTGTAGAATGGCATAAGTTATTTACACACATTCTTTGTCAAATTTATGATTACAAACTATACCTCTGATCTGTTGCCGGAAAAGTTTTTACAAAAATATATTAATAAAGAGGTCCCCTGGGGCTTTAATGGTTTGGGGTATATTGTTTATAAAAGAACATACGCCCGAAAACTAGAAGGTACAGATAATACAGAGGAATGGTGGCAGACAGTAGCACGTTGTATTAACGGGGCTCAAGAAATTGGTGCAGACTATACACCGGAAGAAGCTCAAAGACTTTACGATCTAGTTTTTAATCTTAAGTGTAATTTTGCTGGAAGAATGTTATGGCAATTAGGTACCGATACTGTTAAAAAGTTTGGAGCTAATTCTTTGCTTAATTGCTGGTATTGCAGTATTAACGACCCTAAAACATTTCTTTTTATTTTCGAAAACCTTATGTTGGGTGGAGGGGTTGGTTTCTCTATTCGTAGGGAAGATATTCATGAATTACCTAAAGTAAAGAAAAACGTATCAGTAGAGCATCTTTGTACAAAAGACGCCGATTTTATTGTTCCTGATTCTCGCTCCGGTTGGGTTGAATTGCTTCGTAAAGTTTTAGATGCTTATTATGTAACTGGTAAGTCATTTTCTTATTCCACTATTTTAGTGAGAGGTGCCGGGGAAAGAATATCTGGGTTTGGAGGTACAGCTTCTGGTCCTGGTATTCTAATTGAAGGTATTGAAAAGATTTCTAACATCTTAAAGTCAAGAGAGAGTAAAAAACTTCGTTCAACAGATGTTCTTGATATCTGTAATATTATTGGTTCGATTGTTGTAGCTGGTAACGTTCGCCGTTCAGCTCAGATTGCTTTAGGGGACCCGGATGATTATCTCTATCTTAGAGCTAAGAACTGGTCATTAGGTAACATTCCTAACTGGAGAGCAATGTCTAATAATACAATTTATGCTGATGACTTCTCTCATATTTCTAGCGAAATCTGGACTAATGGCTATATAACTGATAAAGAGACAGGGTTTGCTAAAGGAGAACCTTATGGTTTCTTTAACCTTCCTTTATCTCAAAAATTCGGTCGTCTTAAGGATGGAGCAATGAAGAGCTCTAAACTCTATCCTACAAACGAAGATAACGTACTAGGAACTAATCCTTGTGCTGAGATCTCTTTGACGTCTTACGAGTGCTGTAACCTATCAGAACTCTATCTTAATAATATTACTTCTGTAGAAGAGCTAATTGATTGTGCTACTCTGCTTTATAAAACACAAAAAGCAACAGCAGCTATGCCTTTCATTCACGAAGAGACTAACAAGATTGTTCATAAGAACATGCGCTTAGGTCTTGGGGTTACTGGTATCTGTCAGTGTCCGGATGAGAAGATCGAATGGCTCGATAAAGGTTATGAAGCTCTTCGTAAGTTTGATAAAGAATGGTCAAAGACCAAAGGTTATCCTGAATCAATTAAACTAACTACAGTTAAACCTTCTGGAACACTTTCTTTGCTTGCAGGTTCGACACCTGGTGTACATCCAGCTTACTCGCCATTCTATATTCGTAGAGTGAGAATGGGTTCTGGAGATAAGCTTGTAGGTATTTGCCGCGAGCTTGGTTATCATGTTGAGTATGTTCGCGGGTTTGATGGTAAAGAAGATCACTCAACAGTTGTTGTAGAATTTCCATGCTTTGCAGGTGGTAGTTGCGTTGTCGCTAAATCGATGACCGCTGTACAGCAACTTGACCTTGTTAAAAAGCTTCAAACCTTTTGGTCAGATAATGCTGTCTCAGTTACTGTTTATTACCGTCAAGAAGAGCTAGAAGAGATTAAAGCCTGGCTTGAATATAACTACGAAACTTCTATTAAGTCTGTATCATTCCTGCTCCATAACGAGCATGGGTTTGCACAGGCACCATACGAAGAGATCTCAGAAGAACAATATAATAAGTTAGCAGAGAAAGTTAAGCCAATTACTTCAATTAATATCGGTCAAGGTGATATTGAAAGTATGGAATGTGAGGGCGGGGCATGCCCTATAAAATAATATAAATTATAACTTCATTATATACGCCAATGCGTAATAAGGTGGTCTGTTTTCGTGAAACTGATTTTGACCAGCATTTTGAATTGAGTGTGTATGTTGTACATTAGGGTTGCCGGTAGTGAAGTTGTGAGTATGTCTTACACTTGCTCCAGATGTATTATAAGAATTCCAAAGAGCTGTATCTCTATTACCACCAGTACTGAATTCAAAGCCTGGTGGATCTTCTGATATCGTGTTGTAGGGATGGCTATGATCAGGGTAATCTTCTCCGGTTGTGCCTGTGTGAGTGTGATTAGGTGTATCTCCACCTGTAACCCCACCGTGATTATGGATAGGCATCTGTTCGACCGTTAATCTTACATTATTGGCTCCACCAGTATTTCCTATCTGATAGATACTACCTGCACCTACAACAAACCGGTTTTTCAAATCTGGTGTTCCGTTTAGGCCATCACAAAGAGCCCATCCGGTAGGAATGTTTTCAATGGCTCCTGACCACATTATTATCATACCGGTACTAAATAACCCACTGATACTTGAGTTTATAGTAGATATATTATTTTCAGTAGTAGTAATTCTTCCATCTAAGGTATTAATTCTACTATCAAAATTTTGTGCGTTAAGATTTATTTTGGGTAAAGAATCTCCAATACACTCTTCTCTGTCTATAATCACGAATGCCATATTATTATTTATCTTCTATAATTACAGAATCTATAATTTCTGTGCTTTCGTTAATATTGTCGACATCGGTTAGTAACTGTTTGAAAATTTCTTCTCTTGATGCTACTAAAACATTCGTATTATTTGTTATATTATTTCCGGGTAATAAACCTGCTACAGCTTTTTTACCCTGTATATCAATTTCTTTTAATTCTTTATCGGTTTTAGCTTTTTTATTTTGCAGATTAATTTTATTTAAAGCTTCAATTGCTTTTGTTGTAGAAGATATAAGCTCAGAAAGGGCGGCTATTTCATCCGGGTTTTGACCTTGTACAACGAAATCTTTTAAGTCGCTAACAGCACCCAAACCAGCATCTATAAGAGTTCCTGTTTTTTGAAGAATATATTCGTTTATATTGTCTTCAGTAATATTACTAGGGGTGCCTCTTGGGACTGATCTAGCTGTTGTAGGAAACGAAAAAGAGGATAATTCTTCTAAAAGTGTATCGATGCTATCTGACATTAAAATATATTTAAGCATGTGCTTGAACTTGTCAAAATTTCTATTAATATATTATCTATGGAAATTATAGTGAACACTATTGCTGGTACGTATATTGTACCTAAAGAAAAAACAGATCAACTTATTGCATGGTTGCAGGTAAATGCAGTTAAACAAGGCCAACAACCTATTGGAGAAGTGCATCAGGGTCAATATACAGGACGTCAATTAATAAATGAGTAACTCATATACATTTAGTGTCGATTCGAAAACCTATGAAGGGGGTGTTTCTCCTGAAAAGATTGCTCAAATGTACTATGATGGCAATAAGGTAGAATTCTTAAAAACGCATCCAGATGCAGTTTTACCTGAAAGAAACCATAAAGAAGTATTTACTGGGGATACGGGTTATGACGTAACTGCTGTAGAAGATACCGTCATACCAGCGCGCGGAGCAGCTATTGTACCTATTGGTTTAAGATTAGCTAATTTACCGCCTGCTGTCTGGATTAGAATTGAAAGTCGTTCAGGTCTACAATTTAAACACGGCATATCAGCATTTAACGGTATTATCGATAATCAGTATCGAGGTGATATGGGTATTCGATTATTAAATCATACAGATACAGATTATACAGTTAAAAAAGGAGACCGTGTGGCACAATTAGTTTTGTATAATTTATTATCTTATAGTACATCGTTTGTAGAACAAATCACTGAAACTGAACGTGGAGAAAAAGGCTTTGGCAGTTCCGGGCGTTAATGATATAATAAGACATGTTTCAAAATCTTTTTGTAGAGAAGTATCGCCCTAAAACTTTAGACGATATAGTTCTTAACCCTGATGAGAAGAATTATTTTTATTCTTTAAAAGAGAAAAAAGAAATTCCTAATATCCTCTTTGCTGGTAACCCAGGAACTGGTAAAACTACTTTATCAAAAATAATAGCCAATGATATACTAGATTGTCAATATTTGTATATTAATGCTTCTGATGAGAATGGTATTGAAACTATTCGTACAAAAGTTATAGGTTTTGCATCTACAAAATCGTTAGATGGTAAACTAAAAATTGTATTATTTGATGAGTGTGATGCTTTAACGTTAGACTCTCAAAAAGCATTACGTAATGTTATTGAAGAGTATTCGAATAATACGAGATTTATATTTACATGTAACTATCTTTTTAAAATAATACCTGCACTTCAATCTAGGTGTCAAATATTTACTTTAGTGCCACCTCTAGAAGGTATTTTAAATAGAGTAATAACAATTTTAAAAGAGGAAAAAATCGGGGTACCTAATACCGAAAAACAAAAATTGGTAGAATTAGTACGCTCTAGTTATCCTGATCTGCGACGTATTATTAACGATATACAAAAATTTTCTTATACTGGTACACTGCAGATTAAAGATACTTGTACAAAAAACTTAGCGTTAAAGGTTATATCAAAATTAAAATTAAAATCACCTTTAGCAGATATACGTAAATATGTTATCGAAAATGAACAAGAGTTTTCAAGTGATTACTTACAGCTTTTAAAAGAGATGTTTGAATGTATATATGAAGACAACTCTCTCGAACAGGAAGAAAAATCTAATAAACTTCTGATTATATCAGAAGGTATGTACAAGGACTCAATAGTAATTGATAAAGAAATAAATTGGTTTAGTACATGTATTAAGCTGTACTAACGTCTCCCGCAGCACGGTCTACCTGTATTAGCGGGTACTTGCCTATGAACCGTATTAACTACAGTTTGAGGTTTTAAATTTTGTGTATCGGTATTTCTTGATCGATCAAGAAAGGAATTTATTTCATCCATAGCTTTAACCTGAGAAGTATGAGGAGCTGTTTTAAATGCTACTACATTAGAAGAACTTTCATAAACAGTTCCAACGTAGCTATTATTTACTAAATCTAAAGTACTATAAAATCTTTGCATAATAATAATTATTAGTTATACCCGGTAAAATCCTCTTAACCCGGGTTTAAGGTAAGTTCAGTAGATTCTTCTAAGGGCAGGCCTTCTGAAGGGCCTCTAGTTCCATCGAGACGAAAATCACTTGGCGGGGTATATAAATTAAATGCTACTGGGTTAAACCTATGTATTTTAACTGCTGTAACAACGTTATAATACATGCCTGCACTTATAATATGTTGTACATTTATTACAAACCATTGACCACAAAGTTTATCATCTAAGGTATTTTCCATACTACCTGTTAAGCGATCGATACCAATAAACATGCCGGCTTTTCTAAAAGAAAGTCCTGGTACTACAAAGTTAATACAAGTGTTCTGAAATAAACCCGTTTTAAGTATTTTGTGCAAACCATCCGGTATTCTAGATTCCGGTACATCTCTATCTCCATAAAGAGAAAAAGAAGGCTGTACATTACTATTAACAATTTTTGTTGGTGTGTTGGAGTTTAATAAAAAGTTGTTACTGCTTGAATCTCTATTAGTATATAGGTTTTTAACATACTGATCAGTGAATTTATTAATAGCAGTATTTAAAGAATTTTTTTGAAAATCAACATTAAACGTTCTGTTCTTAAAATCAAAAGAGTTTACAGGTCTTGAGATAAAACCTGCTGTGTTGATAATAGGGGATATATCTACAAATTCGTATTTGTCTATAATATTAAAATCGTTAATTTTAATATCTTTTGTCATATCGTTGTAAATTTTACCTGACACACCATCTCGTAATATAGGGGCTCTATAATCTTTAGTTACCTCACTTTCTGTCGATTGAATATCAGATTTTAAAAACAAATGTTCTAACTGATACTTTCCGGGATCTTTTGATGAACCAGCGTTTGCAAAATATCTTGTTAAAGGTCTTAATGTAAACATTCCGATTCCGTCTTCATTATGTTCAATAGACAAAATACTAACATCATCTTCAAATTCAGAACTAACGTGACGGCTGTACAGATACATTAAATCATCATAAGCATTTTCCATAGCTCCGGATGTATAAAATAATTTGGTTAATCCGGTATCCCAATTTTCATTTGCATCAACATCTTTACCTGTTAAGCTTAAAATTGGATCATCTCCGAATGCCTTTTTAATAAGTTCATCAATAGCTGTATCGGTTTGTATAGAGCGATTTTCGTCTCTTAAAAAGTCATTTTCAGTATTAAAAACGCCAAGACCGTTATTAATACCAGCCTCACCAGATTCAGCAGTCGAGTACTGTAAATTACGAGAGATTAATAACTGATACCGTATATCCCAAAATAAGAATTTTTTAAGTCTTGTTGCTGCAGCAGTATCAGAATTACCGCGAGTCTGTGAAGATACGTCTTGTATATCGTATATTGAAAATATATAGTTTAATTCCCATAATTTCTTACTCACTTTAAGATCAGGAAAATTAGGGTCATTTTTAGGAATTAAGCGAACACGTATTAAGTCTTCTCCGTCATTTCGGAACATAAAACTTCCATAAGATTCTGCTAAATCATTATCAAAGTTTACAGTTATACTTCCCTTAACTACCCATGTAGATAATGTTTCTTCTATGTTTAATTCTTTTAAAGCTGTAGGCGGTACACTTAAAATTCTACCCATACTATTTACAAAATATATTTCCCACTCATATAAATGATCGTTGAGAAAAGTTTCTCCGGTAAAATCGGCATCAATTAATGCATTAGGAGATATTGATAATAAACTAGCCATTTTAAGAATTTAATTCTCTTATTAATAATTTAACAGTATCGTCTTTTAAAATTTTTAATTTTGTACCAGGTTCTAGTTTTATAGTAGGGTTATCTATACCGTTAACTAGACATATTGTCCACCATAAATGTATACTTTTATATGTTTTATAAGAAATAAAAGGTAAAGTGTCACCTGGAGCAACATCATAGTAATTAAAAAAACCAGTGGGTAAATTGTCTGGGAAGATTATATTTTGTAAAAGATTATAAAAGTAACGACCGTCTTCATCGGTATAAATTTTAAAGA